TCGTGTCCGACGACTTCGGCCCCGCCGTAGAGTCCCTCGGTGTCTTTTAATGTCGTGTGCGTCGGGCTAGTGATCTCGCTGGGGTCGTCGGGGTTGTCGTGATAGACCACAACCGTCCCCTTGGCCTGCTCCCTCGCATTGGGCCACTCGTATACTAGATCGTGCGTCCACTTCCCGTGGTCGCCACGGATGATGTTCCACCGTCGCCCGGCCAAGTCGGCAATGCCGCTGATCTGATTCGAGGTGACGTAGTTGCGGACGTTGGCATAGGTCAGCGTGCCCGCATTCGTCCACGACTGGACGACGGCCACGACGACCTGATCCGGGTCGCAGTGGTCGAACACGATGAGCCATGACGACGGCGCATAGATGTCCTCCACGATGCCCTGCCACGGGTTGGCGTAGACGCCATCGCCGGAGCCGACACCTCCCCGCCACGTCTGGGTATCCGGTGTGGTAAACGATGTCTCTGTGACGCCACTGGGGACGATGCCGTGCGCCCACGAGCGTGACACGTGGGCACCGTAGAAGTAGCCGATCACTTGACGGCGGTAGACGATGCCGTCGCTGATCTGCTTGATGAGCGGGTATAGGTTGGTGGGAGATACCGAGAGCCACGACATTAGAGCAGGCTCTCCACGGCGGGCGGAAAGGCTGCCCCCCACTTGCCGTCAACGGCGCAGAAGAGTCCCATCCCTTGGTATTGGGCTGGCGGTAGGAAACTGCCGCCCCCACGTGGGAAGGCCGGGCGCTTGTGATTCTTGTTGCTGTCGCCGTACCCCTCGACCTCACGCACCACTTTGGCGATGCGATTCTTCGATGCGAGGCTGAAGTCTGGATTCTCTGGATTCGCCATCTGGCTCCCCCTGTTAGTCGTGCAGCTTGCTGAACAACGGCCCCATTGCGACCTGCTTCTCGATCTCGAAGGCTCCGTCTTCCACGTAGGTGCGACAAGCGCTCGGCACCGTCTTGCCGATGGCGGCGTCGGGCAACTTCAACGGCTCCTCCCCCTTCCCCAGTGCGTGGCCGTCCAGACTCATCTTGGTCGGCGACGTGCGAGGAATCGCTCCCTCCGATCCGTCGTTTGGATCGGCGAACGTCGCCACCTCGTCACGGTCGTTGTAGCCCCGCCACCCCTCGTTAGGCGCCGTCCACACCCACTTGGGCTTGCGAACCTGAACGGTCAGTCGGCGGTTGTAAACGAACCGGGACTGAACCGTGTCTCCGCTCGTGTCCGTGATGATCTTGTCGGATGACCATCCCGAATCCGTGATCTTCGCCTGCGATTTCGAGAAGCTCCTAGTAACTCCGGCGATGGTGAAGCTGAACGCATCGCTGTTCGTCCTCCCGTTCAAGTCCTGATCGGGCGGCGGGACGGACGTTGACCACGTGATGGCGTAAACGTCGTCGTACAGCGTCACGTTCGGAAGCTCGGGCAGTAGCTCGCCGAACGTGTTGGTGAGGAACAGCCCCAGCCGATCCTGAGTCGCCGTTTCTTCACGGGGTGCCGACGAACAGTTGATCTGTAGATTCCAGACCGTCCCGTCGTTATTGCCGTCCTGCGGCGTGCGGGTCTCGTAGTCCACGAGGACACGCCAAACGAACGGACTCCCGGCGTCACGGCGTGGGTTTACCCTCGTGCAAAAGAGGCCGTTGTAAACCCGCCCGACTAGGGGTAGGCCAGCGGCATTAGCGGCCGTGGCTTTATCCACCACGCCGTCAAAGATCACCGTCCACGTCTCTTGGGCGGTCTGTTTCTTCTGCCCCTTGCCGCTGGCGTCCTGACTAATCTGGATGTCGTCCGGTGACTTCGGGTCTAGAAATACTCGTACTAGGTTTGGCATCCCCCGTCCCCCCTTAGATTGTGAACTCGGCCACGACACCCGATGCCCTGCGGAAGTAATCCCAGATGTCCCGCCAGTAACGGCTATTCTGATCGCCCTGAGTTGCGGCCTTCTTGGCCAACTCCAATTGCTGTTTGGCGATGCTCTCCCCGTTGTCCCCCACGGTGACACCGGCGTAGGACTGAGTGCGGCCGTAGAGTCCCACCTTCGTCTCGTGTCCGGGATTCAGCTTCTTGAAGTCCTCAAGGGTGTCTTTGTCGAGCTTCTTCAGTTCCGAGTTCTTTAGGTTCAGGTCGTGGTACTTCTCGAAGTGCTCGTTGATCTCGGCAAGGTGGGCCTTGTACTTCTCGGCTGGCCCGCCCACTTGTTCCCAAAGCTTCCGCTGCTCTTTGATGCTGTCTTCCTGATTCTTCTTGGCCTCGTCTCCCGACTTCTGGCCTAGGAGGTCGAGCTTCGCCTGACGTTCGGCCCTGAGGGCTTTGAGTTGCCCCTTGAAGTCGTCGTCGAACACGATTCGTTCTGAACCGTGTTCTTCACGATTACGCTTGGCGAGTTCGGCGGATTGCTTGCGGAAGTCCTCTTCAATCTGGGCGATGTCCGCTAGGTGGGAACGGGTGGCCGTGCCGTTCTTTTGGTTCTTCAAGTTCGTGGCCTCGTCCTGCATCTTTAGGCGCTCGATGTTGGCGCTGGCCTGCACTTGCTTCATCCGCTCATCGTTCGCCTTTTGTTGCTCGAACTCTTTGCGGTGCATCACGTCTTTGAGGTCGGCAAGGGTCTGATCGCTGTCCTTTTGGATGCTGATGATGGCCTTCGCCACCTCTGCCTTGCGCTTCGCTGCCTGCTCTGGGTTCATCCCCTCAAGGTGGAAGTCCGACACCGAATCCCGTAGGTCGTCGATCTTCCTTTTTTGCATGGCCTTGATGCCGACGATGGCGCTCTCAAGTGCCTTGCCTTGGCGCTTGAGGCTCTTCTCCTGCATCTTCGCCTCGACTTCCTCCGTCTGGTCTTCGAGCGCCTTCATGAACTCGTGTTGAGCCTGTTGGTTCTGGCGGCGTAGGTCTTTCTTCGCTTGCTCGGCCTTCTCGTCCTCGTGGGCCTGTAGGTCGGTCAGCTTGCGCTTCTCGTCCTGTAGTCGCTTCATCTCGGCCTTCTGGGCGGCGGTGTACCAGCCCACATAGGCGTCATGGCGTTTGAGTTCGATCAGCTTCTTGTTGTTCTCGTACTTGTCGGCCTCCAACTTGTCCTTGGCGGCGTTGGCGCTGTTGTCGATGTCGATGGTCGCCCGCTCTTCACCGTACTTGCCGAATGCGGCCCGATCCCGGCCGATGCTGCGGTAGGCTTCGGCCATGCGCATGGCGTGATCCGCCAGCTTCTCGGCCTCGATCCGTGCCGCCTTCTGGCCGGTGATAAGTTCACCGATGGCCTCGCCCGCCTGCTTGAATTGGCCGACGATGGGAATCTTGTTGATCGTCTCGCTGAATACCTCGCCGTAGCCTTTGCCGGTGCGCAGTTGCGTGGCCACTTCCTCGGCACCCTTGGCCACGGACTTCAGCGTGTCAGCGAACTTGGCGAACCCTGCGGCGTTGAAGTTCTGGCCCCCGCCGAACGTCAAGCCGGAGAACTTAGACTTGATGTCCTTCGACCATGAGTCGGTCTCTTTCGAGACTGTCGCCAGTCCCTTCGTCCATCCTTGGGTCTTCGTCTCCAAATCGACTGTGATCTTTCCCGCTACCGACACTTTCGGCCCCCTTAGCCAATGCCCCAAAGGCGCTATCTATCGCCTGATCTACTTCCTCGGGGGTCTGGGCCTCGCCCTTCGTCCCGTCGTACTTCCACATATAGTCATCCGGTACATACCGGTCTTGATCCGGTGAACGTTTCCAATTGCTGTAGTTGGCGGCGACGATCCCGGCCCTCAGGTCGGCCCGCTCCTGTCCGAAGGGGTCAACCCGATCCATCGCCATCCATAATGTCACTTCTTCGCTGTCCATGCCGGGCACCCCGGTGAGGAGTTCACGGCGTGTCTTTCCTAGTGCGAGGGCGAGCTTCATCTCGAAGTAGAGTCGCCCCCGCTTGGCTAGTTTTTTTCGGCGTCGTCCACGGCGTCCCCGCCAAGGCCGTTGAGGCGCTTGGCGTGGTCGAACAACCGGGTGAGGACGGCACCGTTTTTCTTTTCGAGGACTTCCACGTCCTCGGCGCTGAAGATCGGCGTCCCGCCGTCATCCACGAGGCAATGGACTAGCAGGCGTGAACGTAGGCTGCGGTTGATGACGTTGCCCTCCTCGTCGAAGGCGGCGGCTGACCACTCCGACCGTGCGGCACCGCTCATCATGCTCACCCACACCGTCACGGGCTGGCCCTCGGGCGTCACCCACTCCGGCACTTCTACGGCTTCTCGCTTCAAGTCTGGGGCTGCCAGAATGATGTTTCTGAGGTTCACGGAATCCCCTATCGTTAGCTTTGGGTCGAGTTAAAAGTGGCGACGTTGCCAGTCAACTGGATCATCACGTCACACGTCATGGCTTCTTTCATGGGGATTTCTTCCCCGAGTTCGGCGATGAATCCGGTAAGGACGTAACCGGCCCCGTCCGACTTCTGAAGCTTGAACTTCGTGCTGGTGGCACCCGTGCCTTCAACGCCCACGAGCGCACGCAATGCGGCGTATGCCGTCTTGCCGTAGTAGAGCTTGAAGCCGAACGTCCCCTGATTGACCCACCCGGCCATCGTCTGTTCGACGGGCAAGCTGTTGAACGTGGGCGAATCGAAGGCGCTCTTGTCCACCTTGGCCACCGTCAGCTTCGGCGGCGTGAAACCAATGATGGCTCCAACCGGGTTGTACGTGCTGCCGTTGTCGGTGCTGATGCTGAAGATTGAAGCTGCGCCGATCTTGGCGGCGTCTGCGGTAAATGGCATTTCGTGCCCTCCCTTAATGGTCTGATTAGTTGTTCGGAGTTCTGCCCCCGGACACCTCTGTCCTAGTTGTCAAAGGTCAGGTCGAACCTGAAGACCTTGGCGTAGTAGAGGATGTCCTCAGTCGTCGGGTCGGTGATCTTGTCGTCTTTGATGCCGTCGTCCTGTAGGAAACACCCTTGGACGTTGACCGTCCCCCACGTCCCCGCCTGATACTCCAGCGCCGCATAGATGGCGTTCCCCACCGTGACGGCCTGACCGTAGGTCTTCGCAATGGCGGCGATCTCTAAGACGGCCGATGTCATCGTCGTCGGGCCGTCGAATGCGCTGACGGGCGTGATGTGGAGGTCATAAACGGCCAGCGGATATGTCCGGTTGGCTTGCTTGTCGTAAGACGGGTAGACCCGCCTGCCGATCAAGCTCGTCACCCCGGTTACTGACGCCAGCTTTGCGGCGATTGCTGCGGCGATGTCGGCCATTACTTCCGCCCCTCTGCCGCTGCGGCATCGATCCCGGCTTTGAGTTCCTCGATCACGGCGGCGGCGGCGCTTTCGCCCGCCTGTGCCGCTGATTCCTTCAACCAGTTGTTGGCGGGGACGGCCTTGCGGGCGTTCCCCAATTTCCGTGGCCCCACCCGGTGGCCCCACAACACAAACGAGGCGTAGAACGTCGGCCCCGTCCAATCCTTCGCCCCGACCCCCACCGAAGTTCGGTAGATGCCCTTGCTCTTCTTGTTCGACGTTCGGATTTTGATGTTGCTGGCCGTGAGTCCTGAGAGTCTCGGGGCGAGGCTGTCGGCCACTCCCTTCACGACCTTGGCTCCTGCCCGGTTAGCCTTGGCCACGACCTTCGGCATCTTGTCGTCAAGCGCCTTCAGGTTGGCGAGTACGTTCTCGACGCCCTCGATTTTGTTGGTGATGTCGTCTGCCATTATGCGGCCCCCTTCGGCAGACTGGTCACGGTGAGGAGTAGCTCCACGTGTCGGTTGTCGATGTCGTCGATGTGGTTGATTCGGTAAACCGTCAGACTTCCATCGGGGGCGGTGAGGCTCAGTCGGGTGTCGATGTTGATGTCCGGCGTGTACCTCATGGAGATGAGGTGGGTGGCCGTGCTGGTGATTATCGAGGCTTGCGCAAGCTGTAGCTGCCTGCCGCTGAGGGTGCGCAGGTAACCCCGCACCTCACTGACCTGTCGCCACCCGTTGATGGGGTCGGTCTGCGTCTCGTTATATTTGTCCTGTAGCGTGGTCGGCGTCTCAATCGAGAACGTGTCACGCATCTTTCCGATTTCCACGGTTGCCCCCTTAGGCGATCACTTCCCATGACGTGCCGTTGCTGACGATGGTCGTCTTGGCGTACTGGGTGCTGAGGACTTTGGTATTCGTCCCGTCGATGGTCTCCGCACCGTTGGCGGTGACGGTGACGGCGTTGGCCGAAGCGTCCGTCTTCCGAAACGTGTAGACCCGGCCCGGCACGGTTGCGGCGGGTGGAAGGGTGGCGGCGAAAGCGGCCGTGGTGGCGTCACAAGAGAACAGCCTCGCCGACGTGTCAGCGGTGAAGGCTGCCGTCTTGGCTACCCTCGTAATCGTGACGGTGCCGGTTGACTTGATCTCCGATCCGCTGACCTGTGCGGCGGCGATGTTGCCGGACGAATCCCTGAGGACTCCCGTGTTAGCGGTGTTGGCGGTGTCGAGAACTTGAAAGCTCGTCGCTTGTGCGAGTGTTACGGTTGGCATGTTCCCCCTTGCTGGTGGTTACCCGATCCCCACGATTCGGGACTTCATTCGGTAAAAGTCTGCGAGGCTGTGCGGGACTGGCATCTTCGCCTTGTCACTCACGCTCTCCCTGTTTTCGTACAACGTCGCCACGTGAGTGCGGATGGCGTGGCGGATGTCGGCGGGGACGTTCGTGATCCCGCTGCCGTATCCGGCTGTGTAGACCACCGTGAGCGGCGTGGTGTAGGCGGCGGTCGTCACGAGCAAATCACTTCGACCGTAGCGCTCCAATCGCCAACCCACTGCCCTGCCTCCGGCGTCCGTCACGCTTGTCACCGTCATGACCGGCCCACGGGGAAGGAATAGCTTCTCCCCCTCGTAGAACTCGGCGGTGATTGTGCGGGTGATCAGGCTGGCCCCTAGTGCCTCTTCGGCGTACTCGGCGGCTGCGGCCGTTAGTTCACGTACGTAGGCCGCATCGCCAGCTAGGACTAGATGCTGGGGCATCAGGCCATAGGCGGCGGCGGCGTAGTCGCTAACGAGTGCGGATTGCGTCCACTTCATTCCGCCTGCTTACCCTTCTTGGGCTTAGTGGATGCCTTGACCTCTGGTGCGGTCTCGACGGGCGTCTCTTCGGCCACGGACTCAACGGGCGGCAACACGGGTTCAGCGCCTTCGGCCAACCCTGCATTCAAAAACTCGGCGGCGTCTTCCGCCGACATGTCTCGAACACTTCCTGCCCTGAAACACTCACGGGCACCGGCTAAATTCTCTAGGAATCGAATCTTCATGTGGAACCCTTCGTAGAACGTTGAAAGAAACCCACCGGTGACCGTTAAGCCAACGGTGGGGGTTGTCAGTTAGGCTTAGGCCATCTTCAGCTTCGAGCATGCGCCGAAGGCATACCCGTAAGCGTGGTAGCCGAACTCGTTCACGCCCGTCTGGTTCGGCTTCGCCGGAACCTGCGTGTAGCGAGTGATGCCGACACCGGCGTCACGTAGGTGGAAGCCCACGAGCGAGAAGAGCAGACCCACCGTTTGACCCGTGGTCATCGGGCCAAGGTAGTCACAACGGACGACCGGAGTCCCGCCGATCTTGCGGACACGATCATTCTGGGCGTCGGTCACGAGGATCGGACGGCCCTGAGAGTCCACTAGACCCTCTGCCGCTGCGTAGGCGGCGGCGCTGAGGAGCATGACCTTCTGAACCTGATAGCGCTTGGGAAGCGAGTTGTTCCACGCCACCATGTTGGCATAGGTAAAGGTGGTCGCCGTCGCCGTGGTCGTGCTCTGGGTGATCCCAGCGTCTGCGACCATTGCGGCCACGATGGCACTTTCGAGTCCCAATTCCTTGGCGTAGTCGAGGGCGGGGACGGTTGCCGACAGAAGATCAAACTTCGTGGCGGAAAGCTGTAGGTTGGAGTAGTAAATCGCACCCGACTGGTAGGTCTTGACGGTCGAGACAATCGAATCGGTGAGGGTCGGAGTGTTCTCCGTTTCGGACGATGCGTTTTCCGCAACCAATCCACCGGCCGTGGCGTCAGCCACCGGGAGGTTGAAGGTTGAGGTGTCGCCCGTCGTTTCCATGATCGGCACACCCCATGCCTCGTAACCAGCCCTGAAGGAGTTGGCAGCACTCGGAGTCAGCGGGGAGAGGACACTCTTCGGGAGGAAGATGCTGGACTGGGTGGCCGTGGTGATCGTGGCATACTTGCCCATGTCACCGGTCAGCGCCCAGTTCCTCATTTGACGGCTGAAGTCCTGACGGTCGATGTTCTTCTCGATGACACGGATGTCCGAGAACTTCTCGACGGCCTCCACCTCGGCCTTGCCGGGGTGATCCTTCGGCTTGTCGATGTTCCCCTTGCTGAATGCGTGGGCGGCAAGCCTCTCCTGCCGTTCGAGCAAGCCCTTAAGCTCGTCAAGGCGTGCGAAACGCTTTGCGTCCTCGGCCTTTTCCTCGTCGGTTGCCTTGTCGGCGCTGAACTTCTCAGCCTGTGCCACTAGCGTGGCGTGCTCTTCACGTAGTTCGTTCAAATTCACGATGTATCCCCCCACCCAATGCGGTGGCTGTTTTTACGTCTCTTGCCTGCCCGCCCGGATACTCTGCCCGTGCATAAACAGTCTGTGTTCCCTTAACTTCGCAGTTAGCGCCGCCCGCTCCTTCTCGGACTGCGAAAATTCTTCGTCGTCGTCGTCCTCGGGTTTGTCGTTGTCCTCGAATTCGGCGGGGTCTTTGACGGCCACCGTTGTCTGGACGAAGGCCGGGATGACGGTGACGGTGATTTCGTCACACGTGAAACGAGTCACGTCTCGGATGACTTCGCCCCCCTCCTCCACGTCCTCGAACTCCTCGAACCCCTTGGCCATGCTGAAGCTCATGCCCCTGAGGTAGCCGTCCTCGACAAGCTCGGCCACGTCGGCGGCGGTCGTCGTGTCGGGTAGGTCGATCTCGACCTTGACGCCCACGTCGTCCGGCATGACCCGCAGGGTTCCGTTGGCGGTGTTCCCGAGTAGGTCACGGAACTCGTGGTGGTACAGGGCGAGGCATGGGTCGGTGAACGTGGCGCTGCCGGGCTTCAAGCGGACTTTGTACCCACCCCGATCCGTGCTGAGGACGTTCCAAACGATGGCGTAACCTTGAAGGGTCAGCTTCGGTTCGGTGGCGTCGGCAACCGGCGTCTTTTCGATGCTGAGTTTGGCGTCGGCGCTGTAGACGGTTCGCTTGTCGGTGTTCATTCGGCGGTTCCCCCGGCCACGAGAGTGGCCAAACTGATGTTGGTGCCGTCTGCGGCACGGCGGCGGATGGCGGCGGCATAGCGTTCGGCGATCTGGGCCACGTCTAGCTTGTGGCCTGCGAGCTTCTGCATGGCTTCACCCACGGGCCGCAGAACCTCGTGAACGTAACTCTCCTGCTGGCCAGCAAACACGTTTGCCCATACGGGCGTCACCTTCTCGGCCTTGTTCTCGAATGCCTTGGCGGTCTTGGCCTCGACACGTTCGACGGCGGCGTCCAACAACGGCTGAAGGGCGGCGAACGTGTCACGGTCTGGGTCGGCGGGCGTGGCGCTCTTCACTGGCTCCGGCTTCTCCATCGCCGTGGGGGCGGGTGCAGTGTCGCCCGACGTTTTGAGCTTGTCGGCCTCGGGGTCATCGCTCTCCGGGTATCCCAGTTCGTCCCGTGCCTCGTTGGCGTCGATGATCCCGGCCCCTTTGAGCGCCACCACCACCGTCGTCTGGGTCTGGATGTCGCCCCTGATAAGTGCCTTCGGGTC